GGGTTGACACCGAACGCAACCTTTCTACCCTCGACCTTGAATGGGTAGAGTATGTGGCGGGGCGCAAGGTCTCCACGGCCGAAGCCGCCCAGCTTATTCGCGAGTATAACGAATGGTTGGATCAGATGGAGGCAAATGATGTCGGTCCGGAATTGTATACCGAAGCATCGTGACCCTTCCTGGAGATTCCTCCGGGCTATGGGTACGAAGGTGGTCCGTGCAAAGCGCGGCCGGGGTTCGTATACCCGCAAGGGTCGGTGTGATAAAAATGTCACACCGCATCGGTACCCTGGCTGACGCCCAATTTTACCCTTTACAAATGGCTAAACCCGCGCTATAATGGCGACGTTGACAACATGAAAGGCTCTTATATCATGACGATGAAGCGTAACGACAAGGTTCAGATTATCATCGACCTGCTTGCCGACGGCAACGGTCGGTTCACCGTAGCTGAGCTACTGGCCAAGGCTGGCTCCGAGCGGCGCGCTCGGTCGGCTATCTTCCTGGCGCGTCAGGCGGGCACCGGCCTCGAACCCATCCGCGATGGTCGCGAGGTTATCTCCTACATTAGTGCCAAGATCGGCGCCGAGCAGCGCGCGGTTGCTAATGCGGCCGCCAAGGCTGTCGCAGCCACCAAGGCGACCAAGCCTGTCAAGGTCAAGGCTGTCAAGCCGCCGAAGCAGGTCAAGGTTAAGGTTGACGCCCCGACCCCCGTCAAGCGCCCGAAGGGTGCGACTCCGGTCCCGGGTCAGCCGACCCAGTATGACATGCCGATGCCGGCGCGTAGCTCCTGGCGTGGTAAAAAGAGCTATGCCGAAGAGCTGGCCGATATCCTCAAGGAAGATGGCCCTGCCATCGTGGCTATGGGTAAGCGTAACCTCGGTCCTGAGGGTGCGCTTGAGGTCGAGGAGATTACCGAAAAGAAGGTGGCCTAATGGCCTCCTCCTTCCGCCCCATGCTGGCCTGTCAATATGACAAGGCCAAGGTGCGCTGGCCCATGCTCGCTAGCCCGAAGCTTGATGGCATCCGCTGTCTAGCTTTTGGCGGCGTAGCTATGGCTAGGTCGATGAAGCCGATCCGCAACCGCTATATTCAAGCTTGGTTTAAGGCTAATGCTGAGGTATTGCAGGCATTTGATGGCGAGCTAATTGTCGGCCCACCCAATGCTGCCGATGTGTTCAATGTGACCTCTTCGGCTGTCAATAGCGAGGACGGCGAGCCCGACTTTACGTATCACGTATTTGATCGGGTTGCGCTCGGTGATTATACCCATCGTTTTGACTATCTTCGCCAAGAGGATATGCCTGATCGTGTCAAGATTGTTGCAAATTTCACCATCTTTAGCGAGGGTGATCTTGGCTTTTATGAATCCAAAGCACTAGATGAAGGCTATGAGGGTGTCATGCTACGCCACCCAATGTCGCCTTACAAGCAGGGTCGATCTACGCCAAAGGAAGCTTACCTTCTTAAGGTCAAGCGGTTTTTTGATGCCGAGGCCGAGATCATTGACCTGCTAGAGGAAATGCGTAACGATAACCCGCTGACGACAAATGAATTGGGTCTTGGTAAGCGGTCAAGCCATCAAGCCAATCTAGTTGCTAAGGGTACCATGGGCACCCTATGTGTCCGTGGCATCAATGGTGAATTCAAGGGTGTGGAATTTGGTATTGGGTCTGGCTTTGATCAGGCTACACGCCAAGCACTCTGGAATGATCGTCAAAACATGCTAGGCAAGATTGTGACATATAAGTACTTTTCGATTGGCGTAAAGGACAAGCCACGGTTCCCTGTCTTCAAGGGACTCCGTGACCCGATTGATATCGGAGGGTGACAATGGACATGAAAGAATACCGAGCACCCGAAGCTTGGCTAAATGAATTACTCATGTCCGACCCAGTTAGACCTTCTATATCAATACCCGATAGGTATGGGCATAATCGTGCCGTATTTGTCTTGTGGCAAGATGAAAAGCCAACGGCTGTATGCTGCGTGGTGCTGCTAGATTACGTCCCGGCTGCCGAGTCGGAGTTATTCTATGAGGGCAATGAACACTATGACCATGCCTGCATGTATACGATCTGGGCATTGCGCCCTGGGGCTGGGCGCGCTCTAGCCTCGCGCCTTGTGCCGCATCTTCGCCAGAAATACGCCGTGGCTCGCGTGGTGACCCTGTCACCAAACACCGCCATGGCAAAACGGTTCCATCTTAATAACGGCGCCGTAATATTTCGGGATAATGAAGATTTCGAAACCGTAAATTACGAATATGAGGCGGTGTGACATTTATGTTACACTGAGGGTGGTGTGACATATATGTCACAGGGGTCGATTCTTAACAAAAGTTAAGAAAATAACCCTTTACATACCCCTAGAACCGTGGTATAATGGCCTCATGAAAGAGAGAGAAATACCGTTCGCGTTTATGATGCTAGCTGGCTTCGCCGCCGGCTGGCTTCTCGCGGACCTTCTCCAAGGCATCATAATCATCATCGTGGCGCTGGTCGCCCTAGGAGCCTGATATGAAGCTTTTGAACATTGACGCCAACGCCAAGACCGTCAAGGGTCAGGGTCGCGGTTATATGACAGCCATCCTCTACCTCGCCCCGGCCGATGAATCCGGGTATGAGGTCTGCCCGATGGCTAGCCAGGGCTGCCGCAAGGCCTGCCTGAACAAGGCTGGCATGGGTGCCTTTAGCAACGTCCAGGCGGCTCGCATCGCCAAGACAAAGTGGTATTTCGAGGACCGCTCGGCCTTCATGGCCCAGCTTATGACCGAGGTCCGCGCCTTCATCCGCAAGGCTTTCAAGGCGGGCTTGATCCCCGTGGTACGTCTCAATGGCACCTCCGATATCCCGTGGGAGCGGGTGCCTGTCGAGGGTAAGCCAAATATCATGGCGCATTTTCCGACGGTGCAATTTTATGATTACACCAAGCGGCACAACCGTCGCGACCTGCCTGACAATTATCACCTGACCTTCAGCCTGGCTGAGGACAATGATACGCGCGCGAGCGCGGCCGCGAGCAACGGCGCAAATGTTGCCGTGGTGTTCCGCACCGACAAGTTTCCGGTCACCTTCATGGGTATGCCCGTGGTCGATGGCGACGCCGACGACCTGCGGTTCCTCGACGGCAAGGGTGTCGTTGTCGGCCTGAAGGCTAAGGGTCCTGCCAAGAAGGACACCAGCGGCTTTGTGAGGGACGCGGCATGAGCGAAGAAAACCACACCCAACCCTCATGCTTCACTTTTGAGGCTTATGTGCCTCAATATGTGGCTGATGATGGTACACCAATGATGCATAATGTCAGGCATCAAGTTCAGTCTAGGGATATGACCTTAGGTGCTTTGCTTGAGGCCTTTGAAAATTTCCTTAAGGGTGCTGGCTATGCTGCACAGCTTAGGGAAAAATATATTGATCTTGTTGATATTGAAAAGGGGTGAACATGCTTCCGTTTAGCTATATGGTTCTTGGTCTCAATGTGATGGCCACATTTGTTAATGCTGTAACTGGTAATGTCACCCAGACGCTGCTCGGTATTCTTGTGGCTGTCGTCATTGGGTATCATGTGTGGAAGGATAGTCAAAATGCCTGAGATTTTTCTTGTCGAATGTATCACCCAACACCGCATTGTGTATGCTGTTGAGGCTGAGAGCAGAGAACATGCGTCCGACATTGTAGCTATCGAATCAGGTGATAGCACTAATTTTCAAGAGCTTGGTCAGCAATGGCTCGGTGAGACAATTGTTAGCGCCCGGCCTGTCGATGAAGCTACATACCTCGAAGAGTTCGACCTGATTAATGGTTATCTTGAGAGTTGGCCTACAGAACAGAAGTTGTCCTTTATAAACAAGGAGTCTGCACGTGAAAGTCACCATCGGAACCTACCCTAAGAGCCCAAAAAGGGAACGTAAGGTATCTGTGCATATTGATAGGTCAGATGTGTGGAATATGGACCACACTCTGGCCTTAATTGTCGTGCCCATGCTTAAGATGCTTAAGGAAGATAAGCATGGGTCTCCATATGTTGACAATGACGATGTGCCTGATCATCTTCATGATACCCAAACCGGGTTTAGCTATGATACTGACGAAAATCATCATGCCAGATGGGTATGGGTTCTTGATGAAATGATTTGGGCCTTTGAGCAACACGCCAGTTCCGAGTGGGAACTTCAGTATTATAGCGGTGAAACTGATCTAAAGATTGATGATACTGGTCTGATGTATGAGGGCCCTGACCACACCTTTAAAGTAGATTATGATGGTATGACCGCGCATCGCGCGCGAATGAAAAATGGCCTTCGGCTTTTTGCTAAGTATTATGACGGGCTGTGGACGTGAAGGAAGAGGTCACCCCTGAGTGGATAAGGTCTCTTATCCCTTATACTGTTTTTAATGCTGATCGTGAAAACTATCGCGTCATAGCAGATGTGATGGAAAAAATGCTCGATGAAATTAAAAGGGCTAAAAATAAAAATGAATGAAGAATTTTTGAGCAAGACAGCATGTGGTGCAGTTTGGGCTTCAGTATCGACTGATACTATGGGTCGATTGCGCCCATGCTGCACGATAAATTCTGTTATTACTGATTCAAAAGGTGAGCCCTATAAGATTGATAGAATTGGTGATCTTGAAAGATTTTGGCATTCTGATACGATGCGCGAAATAAGAAAAGCGGGATTAGAAAATCGATGGCATAAATTGTGTTTTAAATGCGAACAGCAAGAAAATGGTGGTTCTTTCTCGCAGCGCCTGTTGTATGTTCACCTCTTAGAAAAGGTGAGATTTTCAAAAAAATCAAACCCGGATTCGGTCATACCTAATATAAAAATGCTCAATCTTCTTTTGAGCAATAAGTGTAATATGAAATGTAGAATGTGTAGCCCTAAAAATTCACATCTTATAGGTCGTGAATCTAAAACTCATAATCTTTCTGATATATGGGGTAATGATGTCTGGGGTAAAGATCAAACATCAACATATAGCGAACCTGTCTCAATAGATGATGATGCCATGATTGAGCTTGTTGAAGCTTATCATGAATCAATAGATGAAATACAATTTGCCGGCGGCGAGCCCTTTTTGTCTGATACGCAATATCTTATTTTGAAAAAATTAGTCGATCTTGGTGTTTCTGATAAAATCACAATCACATATAATACCAATGGTACAATACCAATGGATCAGTATTATGAATTATGGTCAAAATTTAAAAAGGTATCATTGTCTGTTAGTTTAGAAGCTGTAGGTGATCTTGCAAATTACATAAGATACCCAACAAATTGGGATAATATTAATCGTGTTATGAAATCTTTGGATTTGGTATCAAATAATATTATTCAAGTTAAAGTAAACTGTCTTGTTCAAGCATTAAATGTTTTGAGATTGCGCGAATTTATGGAATGGTTATATCAATATGATAATATATGCAGAATCCCCTCCTTTAGTACATTGGTTCTACCAAAACATCAACATATTAGAAATATACCGATAGAGCTTAGGGAAGAATCAGCATCTAACTTAAAAAATTTTATGGAAACTCATGATCTTAATAGTGATAGGGGGAAAATTATATGGCCTTATCGGTGGTATAAGAGTAGAATGAAAAAAACTATTCACTACATTAAAAATGAACCTGATGCTATTAATACTACAGAATTTATAAAATTCAATACCACCTTAGACAGAGTGCGAAAGCTTGATCTTTTTGCAGTATTACCTGAGCTTAACGGGTATTATAAAATTTAAATTATTTTAGATTTTTGCGAATATCGCTTATGGCTGAAAGCGCATCTGTATTTTCACGATCATATTTTTTTAGAGTTCTTGCGATCATTGATAAAATAGACCATGAGAAAAACCCTATGACAGCACCAGCCACTAATATAATATGCATATTCAAACTTAATTCAAAAAATTCTAAAGTAGGGACCGCAAAAATAATTGCTGAGCCAGTTGATATGCCAGATCGAATGCAAGCATCTAGCATGTTTAGTGGTCTCCAAAATGCGAAGAGGGCTAAACCACCTAGCAGACCACCAATACCAGATATAATTTTATGCATAAGAAAGGCGCTAGCACCTGTGACTGACATGTGGTTTAGCCCTTAAAAATATTTTTATTATTTATTCAAAGGAGCATGTTATGAATTTGATCGGTATCTGTGGTCTAATAGGTTCGGGTAAGGATACCATCGCTGGTACTCTTGTCGGTATTGGTTGGACGCGATATAGCATGGCTAAACCGCTCAAGGATATGACGGCTGCACTATTCAATTGGCCGCGCGATATGGTTGAGGGTGATACTGCGGAATCAAGAGCGTGGCGTGAGCAACGTGATGACTGGTGGTCTGAACGTCTCGCGCGCGAGATAACACCACGTTCGGTGTTACAATACATGGGCACAGAAGTTATGCGCCAAAACTTTCATGATGACATTTGGGTTGCGTGCATGGAAAAATTCTATGCAGAAAATGGACCTCATATTGTTATTAGTGATGTCAGATTCCCAAATGAAATTGCAGCCATTCGTCGTCTTGGTGGGGAAATTTGGCATGTGTATCGCCCACCACTCCCATATTGGTTTGAACGCGCAGCTATGGGTAAAGATATACCTGAAGTGCATTTGTCAGAACGTGCATGGCTTGGTATTGAACCCGATCAAACATTCTGGAACACAAGTAGCCTTCAAGATTTAAAGAATGCCGTGTACAAGGCTGTCAAAGTCTGATATGATGTTCTTATGAACAGATTCATTCTCTCCACAGACCCCGTCGAAGCCGCGCAGATGCATTGCGATAAGCATGTCGTCAAGATGATTCTTGAAGAGGCTCAGATGCTATCCACAGCACACCGCGTGCTTGACGGCTCAATGACAATCGAGCAGCGATATGTGCAAGGCTCTCTGCCGGCGCGCTTTCGAAATGTCAAGCGATGGGTGCATCCTAACCCCGATCTTGATGGTGTTCTCTATCAGGCTACGCACATCAATCACCCGTGCGCTGTTTGGTCGCGTGTTTGCCGAGATAATTATCTCTGGGGTTATGAATTGCTTGAGGCTTTGTGCAAAGAATACACTTTACGTTATGGTAAGACGCACTTGGTTGAGACTAAGCTAATTGATGTGCTGTCTCACCCGCCGCACAAGATTCAATATGGTCAAATTCTTACAAATTTTCCGCAGGCCATGCCTGATGAATGTAAGCATGAAGACCCTGTTGAGGCTTATCGTAAATATTATATCGAAAAGAAGGTTCGTTTTGCAAAATGGACCAATCGTCAGCCACCTAGCTGGTGGCCTAATAGCTAAATACCACTATGAAAAAGGAGCAGTAATGCCGACGTATAATATCGAAGATACCGAAACTGGTATCATCACCACGGAAATGATGACCGTGGCTGAGATGGAACAGCTCCTCAAGGGCAACCCGAATAAGCGATTAATTATTGGGTCACCTAAAATCGTCTCTGGTGTAGCCTCGAAGCATAATAAGCCTTCTGAGGGCTTCCGCGACCTCCTAAAGACTATCAAGAAACACAATCGAGGGTCTACCATGAATACGTGGTAGACCTGTTTTGCTATGTCAACCCTAACCAACGGGAGTAGCACATGGGGTTTGCTCAAACTGTCGATATCGAAAATGAATTTTTACCTGAATTTCTAACACGAAATCAGAAAAAGAAACTAAAGAAACAGGTTCGACAGCACAAGCAGCCAAATAAGGCTCAACCTCAGCAAAATATTATGCAATTACCAAAGATAAACCCTCTAACCTCCGGTCAGGCTCGCACATTTCAAGCCTTCGATGACGGAAAAAATCTGATTTTACATGGTGTGGCTGGTACTGGTAAGACTTTCATGTCAGTCTATCTTGCACTTCGCGCCGTTTTAGACGGTGATGCGCCAAAACCAGTCGTAATTATTCGATCAGTTGTGCCAACCCGCGACATGGGCTTTCTCCCGGGCACACAGAAAGAGAAATCCGCTGTCTATGAGGAACCATATTCAGCAATATGCAATGAGCTTTTCAAGAAGCCCGGTGCATATGATACACTTAAGCGCGATGGTACCATTCAGTTTGCCACTACTTCATTCCTTCGCGGCTTGACTTTTAGAGATAACATTGTTATAGTCGATGAATGTCAGAATATGACGTTTCATGAGCTGGATTCTGTCATCACTCGCATGGGTACTGGGTGCAGAGTCATCTTCTGCGGTGATTTTCGCCAGAGTGACCTTTGGAGAAATGACGAACGAGAAGGGCTACATACATTCATGTCTGTCATAAAGCATATGCGTAGCTTCGCGCGTGTAGAATTTACGAAAGATGATATTGTGAGGTCTGACCTCGTTCGGGAATATATTGAGGCGAAGCTGGAAGAAGGGCTTGTGTGAGATTTGTTCATGATTTGGTGACACTACCAGAGCTTACCGCGGTTCAAACAGATCGCGGTAGGCTCTATAACACACCTTCTGGTGAAGCTTACCCATCAATTACCACAGTCTTAGGTGCACGCCCAGAAAAGAAGCGTATTATCGCTGAGTGGCGCGCTCGCGTTGGTGAGCAAGAGGCAAATCGCGTGTCTGCGCAAGCTTCACGCCGCGGAACTTCGATTCATACTATGATGGAAAAATACATCGTAGGTGAAGACCCAACAATTGGTGAAATGCCTAACAATGTCACGATGTTTAATTCGATCAGGTCTGTGCTTGATAAGCATCTTACGCATGTTTATGCTATGGAAGCGCCACTATACTCCGATCGCATGAAGGTTGCTGGTCGATGTGACTTGGTTGGTAAGTGGGCTGGTACAGATTGCATCATTGATTTCAAGACTTCAAAGCGCCTTAAGACCGAAGAGCATATTGATAACTATCTTCTGCAGGCCACTGCATATTCTCTGATGTTTGAGGAGCGTACTGCTCGGATTATACCGGGTATAGTCATTCTTATTGGTGTTGATGATGAGGTAAAACCTCAAATGTTCTGTCGATACCGCGACAAATATGTGGAAAAATTGTGCGATGTCATACTCGAATATCACAGAGACAACATATAAGCCTCTGCGCGATTATATTGTCGTAGCGAGTAATATTCTGTCGCATGATGTGTGTCGTCGTGCTATGTCACTATTTGACAATATGATATCAAATCATGAACATCATGCGACAGATGGATATAATTTCTCGCAGTTAAATGTCACCAGACATTCTTCTATCAATCAGGAATGCAAAATTATGCATGATGAATTGGTTCATGCTAGCTTGAATGCGCTTAAGTTTTATAAGCAGCGTGTATCGGAATCTTCATTCTGGCCAGATAGAACTGCGCTTGAAGAATTTAGAATAAAGAGATATTTGCCAAATAGTAATCATAGATTTGATGATCATGTCGATGCTGCGGGTCTATCAACATCAAAAAGATACCTAGCTTTTTTCTGGTATCTAAATGATGTCACAGAAGGTGGTGAGACATGTTTTCCTTCTCTTGACATATCTGTCAAACCACAGGCTGGTCGTGCATTAATTTTCCCGCCGATGTGGATGTTCCCACATCGTGCGAATACGCCAATCTCAGGACCAAAGTACATGGTTGGGTCATATCTACACTTTACATAGCCATTGACAAAATAGCAAATTTGTTGTATAAATATTCTTGTCATCGTTGATGGCGATATAATAGATACTACGGACCGCGGGGCAGTGCCGCGCAGCTCCACCAATAATACGGCCGTGACCTCTGCCTTAGGTACGTCACGGTTTTCTTTGGTAGCGTACCCCAAGTTCCGGGTGCTTTAATGCGTAAGAGGAAAACTCTACCGCCAATATGGGGCTGAAACAGAATCGACGGGTATGGTAAAGGTTGACCGGAGATGACGGCTAGCGGCCTAACCGCTATTGATAAGTGCCAATGACAACGGCTTTGCCGTAGCACTCGCTGCCTAATAGGTAAGCGCGGTTTGGGGAGCACCGGGCAACAGAAGCTCCCCACCCTACTCAATGTATCCTCTTGAATAGGGCCACAACAGAAGGACAAAACATCTTGACGGAAAGGATTATAAGCGTTGCCCTGGGCGCGCTCGTAGGCGCAGCTTTAGTTGTTTTTGGTAGCGATATGCTACATCACTCGGCTGAAGCTGCACCAAGAAACAATCAATCTGAGATTAGAGAAGCTAGAATTAGCGTCCCTCAGTTTGATATTGGTATTGATCTAACACCGCCTGAGTTTGAAGATCATATCACTACAAGTCAGGCTGATCTGCATTGCATGGCCCACGCTATATACTATGAGGCTCGCGGTGAAAGATTTGTCGGTATGCTTGCAGTGGCTAATGTGATCTTAAATCGTTCACAAGACCCAGATTACCCTAATACGATCTGTGGTGTCACTCGACAGAGAACCCGAAACATTTGTCAGTTTGAATATTACTGCAAGGTTGGTAATCGAGTCCCGCCAGCAAATGACCCTCAGTGGCAAATGGCCAATGATATTGCGATGCATGTCATGTCTGGTAATCTACCCGATATCACAGATGGCGCAATACGTTTTCATGCCGTGAGTGGGTCTTCGCCGCAGAGAAATGCACTGCGTATTGGGTCGCATATGTTTTATAGGAGATAAGTTGTGAGTCTTTTTTATGATAATTGTCGAAATGAATTTAACTTGAGTGTGATTGCCGGGCCATGTGTGTTTGAGTCCAAGCAACATGCGCTTGATATGGCAGGTCAGTTATCTGAAATCTGCAAAGACTTAAATGTAAACTACATCTATAAGACTTCTTTTGACAAGGCAAACCGAACAAGTGTCACTTCATATCGTGGTGCGGGGTTTGATGAAGCATTCTATGGGTTTGTTGCCGTCAAGGAAATGTTTGGGCTTGAAGTTTTGACTGACGTGCATGAGCCGTGGCATTGCGAAACTGTACCCGCGGATATTATTCAAATTCCAGCATTTCTCTGCCGTCAAACTGACCTGCTGCAGGCTGCTGCTGCATCAGGCAAGCCTGTAAATGTAAAGAAGGGTCAGTTTCTCTCGCCGCGTGAGATGGTCAATATCGTGCATAAGCTGGAGTCATCTGGTTGCACTAAGGTCATGATGACTGAGCGTGGCACTACATTTGGTTATAACGATCTTGTTGTTGACATGCGGTCGCTTGATATCATGCGCGGCAACACGCCAATGAATTACCCTGTCATCATGGATTGCACCCACGCGGTACAGTCGCCTGGTGGTAACGGTATTTCGTCTGGTGGCAATCGTTCGATGGTGCCCGTCATCGCGCGTGCAGCCACAGCTGTCGGTATTGCTGGCGTGTTTATGGAAGTGCATCAGGACCCAGACAATGCACCGTGCGATGGTCCGAATATGCTGCACTTAGCCAATTTTAAGTCTGTACTTCAGCAGCTACTTGAGTTAGATTATGTCGTGAAGGCTCATATGTCATCTAGAGGAGAACAAAGTGAAGCTTGGTAAGGTTTGGGGTGATACCGAGGACCTGTTTACATCACCGAATGTAGAGGTTCATCGCATCAATACTAAGGCGGGCTTTCGATGCTCGCTGCATAGTCATCGTCATCGTTGGAATGGCTTCTATGTGATTAGCGGCATTATCGAAATTCACACCGAAAAGCAGTATGGGCTGACAGATGTAACTGTGCTTCGCCCTGGTGACTTTACTGCGGTGCCGCCAAATGAGGTGCATTGCTTTGTCTGCACCCAAGATGCTCAGGCCCTTGAGATTTACTGGCCTCAGCATATGGAGTCGATTGATATCGTTCGCAAGGATGTCGGCGGGTTCATTGCTGCATTAGCTGCTAAGTCGGTTGATGATGCAGCCTGAACTGTCTATCATGACGCCTGAGCGGTTTGCCTCGACAATCGAGAAGACCGTCATCGAAAAGAACATGACGTATCTTGATGCGATCATGCATGTATGTGATACTACGGGTTTGGAGGTCGAGGTGATCCCTCGCCTCCTCTCGCCGCGAATTAAAAAGATTCTGACCAGTGAAGCTAATGGTCTTAATCTACTAAAGCGCAAGCCTGGTGAGGTTAGGTTACCGATTTAGGATGGAAGGTATGAAGGCATATCAAGAATATGTCGCCTTGCGGCTACACTTTACGCAGGATAGCTATGACTATTTCAAATATCAAGGTAAAGTGAAGCCAATCAAGGGTTCTACGTTTGAGGCGCGAAATGATGTATTTCATTTTCGTCGCCTTGAGCGCAGATATAAAGATGACCTCACTGGGTTCTATGTCGCAAACATGTCTCAGGGCGTCAGATTTATTCGTGAGATGGTTACTGTCGAAGCCGAGAAGCGATATGTTGACTGGAAGCGCCACATGGAGTCAATCACATATCGCTTCAAGCAAGATATGCAGAACGTCGCTGAAAGCTGCAATGATGTAGCCAAAGCGTGGTCAACAAGTGGTGACCACCCTGAGATATTGCGTCTTTATCTTGGCGGGGAGCTGTCGGTAGAAAGTCTAATTCTATCTGATCGTGTTCTTAATTTTCAAGATCGATGGGATTCTCGCATTACAGATACCATCATCTGGCCTGATGTATCTCGCCTCATGAAGAAATACGCGCCATTCGTGAAGGCAGATAATGACACGATAAAGAAAACCATGCGTCAAGTGTTTATTTCTTGACATACGACCTTCGACATGATATAAGTACAAGTGTGGTCATGATCGATGTGAACAAGATACACACGCAACATACAAAACATACGGAGAACATACAATGTCTAACGATTTCGCTTCGCTGAAGCGTTCTACTACCAGCAATCTCGACAGGCTCTCTAAGGAGCTTGGTAAGCTTGCTAATAACGGCAACCAGCGTGAAGCTGATGACCGTTTCTGGCAGCCCGAGGTTGATAAGGCTGGTAACGGTTACGCAGTCATTCGCTTCCTTCCTGCTGCCAAGGGTGAAGACCTGCCTTGGGTTCGCATCTGGTCGCACGGCTTTCAGGGC